CAACCTTTTCTACACAATTATATCATGAAAATTATTATTTCACGATATAATGAAAATATTGAATGGACAAAGTCCCTTCCTAATGTTATTATCTATAATAAAGGTCCTCAATTACCATCCGAATATAATAATGAAATTTATCTTCCAAATGTGGGTCGCGAAGGACATACCTATTTGACATATATTTACAATAATTATGACAATTTAGATGATTATACTATTTTTTTACAAGGAAATCCTTTTGATCATTCACCAAATCTACTTCGAACTCTTGAAAAATATATCAATAATAAAAAACTAAATATAGATTTTGAATACATTAGCGAATTAATTATTGATTGCAAATTATCAGGATGTATATATGATCCAACATTACCTCTGAAAAAAGTATATGAAAAAATGTTTAATGAAAGGAAAGAAACACTGAATTTTAAATTTGGCGCGGGGGCGCAATTCATTGTATCTAAGGATAAAATAAGGAGTCGTTCAAAAGAATTTTATTTTAACATTCTTAAAATGCTTGATAATAAGGTTGGTCCAAAAGAAGGTTGGGTGTTAGAACGTTTCTGGAAGTTAATCTTTTCATAGACCCCCCCGAAGCCGGAGCACTAAATGTAGTGTTGACTCCTTCTGAATGTTATAGTCGCTTAGTGTGCGTCCATCCTCAAGTTGCTTGCCAGCAAAGATAAGACGTTGCTGATCAGGAGGAATTCCTTCCTTATCCTGAATCTTTGTCTTAACGTTTTCAATGGTGTCTGAGGCCTCGACCTCAAGAGTAATTGTCTTGCCTGTAAGTGTCTTCACGAAAATCTGCATCTTTGGTATAACTAACTATTTTTTTTTTAAATCAATTTTTAATATTATTTCATCTTGAAGAATGTAACGGAAAATTAGCTAATACTAACGCGCTAATACTATAAATTTAAGTGGGGCAATATAGTGGTCCGGCCGTTGGATCGGGTCCTCCCCCGCGGGATGGGTATCCGCCCGGTCCGTCATTGGCAGGATATCCTGGATAGTATACCGGTGGCGGTGGGGCGCAGTTGCCATCACAATCCTTAGTCCAGTACGTTCCTGTTGCGCGCGGTACTTGTGTGCACATATCATCTAAACAATCGTATGAGAGATATGGTGGTCCTTCCCCTGCTCCGCCCGGGGTTGTTGCTTGTGGTTGAACCGAGGGAGGTGGACAGCTTGGATTAAAGGCATCGCTACTTTCTGCAACACCGGATCCAGGTGCAGCAAGTCCTTCGACTAAAGGTTCGTGTTTCCTATGGCGACTATTTGAGTGCCGCTGGCGACGCTCATCGCCTCGTCGTTGTTTTGTCCGGTGCTTTACTTCTTTATTCCATTTGGACCCTCCTTGTCGTGAAGGGTGACCTCCTTGTCGTGAAGGGTGACCTCCATGTTGTGAAGGGTGACGTGGGCGACGTGGTGCCCAAGAATCGGGTCCGCATCCCATCTCTCCGTATTCGCATTCTCTGTATGGGCTGCGGCGAAAGGTATAGTATTTGGGTCTAGGCGAGAAAGTCATAAATAATAAAATAACCACTAATAGGATAATGACAATATGATTGATGTTCATATAATAATTATCTAGAGAAAAAAATAGAAAGGATGATAAAAACAACAAGTATCATAACAAGTAATTCGCGTGGCTTGCGAACAGAGATACGTTGCCCTAATATGTGCATATCACCACCAGTGGAAGCGGCTTGGTGTGTCTGCCATTTTCTTTTTGTATAGTAATATGTATCAAATAATGCAGCAATAATACTAAAAAAGAGTGCGAAGCCTAATATTGCATTCATAATATATAAGTTAGTTAGAAATTATTTCTCAGGGGTGTCGATGACGTCTACGTCTAAAGCCGGGGCGCCACCCAGCACCGGGTCCTACTCGTGGACGATATCCTGTACCGGGCGGACGGAGAACGACAATGTTGCTAGAGGGTGTTTTATGTGAGAAGAGGACATAAACAAAAAGGGTCAACAAGACAATTGTCAATATCATATTACTACCTTCAGTCATATATAAAGTATGAAGATTAAATGTTGCATCATACTTTAAAAAAATATAAACCATAAAACATATTTAGTTGGAGTAGGCAAGCCCGCCCATCCCGCTCATCACGCGGAGCACATTGTAATTGGTGGCGTACACGCGAACCTTAGCGGTGTCATCTCCTCCGACAGTGTCGTTGGAAAGAACAAGCTGAAGTGTGGCGTTGTCAATCCGCGAGAAGTTGCAGGTTCCGCTCGGCTGGTGCTCCTCCGGGCGGAGAGCGAACGAGTAAACGTTGATACCAGTGTCCGGCGACCGCGTGTGGTGCTGGAACGGCTGCACCAAATCGAAGTAGGTCCCCTCACGCTCCGAGAAGCGGTCCTGTCCGTTGAGCTGGAGCTTGGCAGTGACCACTGGGTTCTGTCCCCAGCAGTGCATGCAGAGCGCAGTCTCGGCGAGCACGAAGGCACCCGAGTCCGAAACAAGCGACTCATCCCCGACGCTGCTGAGCGGGGCCCCGCTGGTCCCGTACCAGCCATCGGCGTACGAGCCGGTAGGCCACGCAGTGCCGTTCTCTGCCTCCGCACCTGGGTCGACGAAAAGTCCGCTGACAATGAACTGGCCGCGCCCGGCGGTGTTGACACCACTAAAGGCGTGGTAGGCATTGGGGAGCGCGTCAATGCAATCAGTGTAGTTGAATGGCTGTACACCAAGCGCCTTGTACAGCTGCTCACCAGTCTCGTACTGCTTGCAGCAGTCCACGAAGTAATCCTTCTGGACAGTGAAGACAAGCTCTTTGCACGGGTGGTTGAAGTTGAGCTTGATTTTGTTGCTCGAGGACCCAACAGATTCGGCGCCAGTGAACTGGAGCTGCTCGATGAGGTACTCGTGCGGGTTCTGAGCCATGCGGCGGCGCTCGTCAGTGTCAAGGAAGACGTAGTCGACGTAGAGCGAGGCAGCGACAAGGGACTTAGTGTAAGCACCCAACACGGTCTTGTTGCTGGTCCCGGCGGTCCCGGCGCCGTGGAGGCTGTCCACAGCCCACAAGAGGCAGTCGAGTCCGTTCAATTCAAGGTTAATCTTAACCTCGTGGTACTGAAGGGCAATCAAAGGAAGTGCGAGACCCGGGTTGCGGCAGAACCAGAACTGGAGCGGCACGTAAAGGGTGGTCTCCGGGAGCGCGCAGCGCGGGGTGCACACGTTGCACGGCGCGCCGGTGTCGCACGGGGTGTTCACAGTTGAGAACGATGGGTCAGTCAAGTAGGTAAGTTCAGTGGTCTGCCCAACCATTTTCTTGTAACCACGCTCTTGCTCGGCGGTCATGGTGAGCTGGTTCCAGAGGTGCATCCAGTCGCCGTACTGGCGGTCAATGCGCTGCCCGCCGATCTCAACCTCGACGTAGTCAATCATGTTAATACCCGGGTAGTCAATCCAGCGAGCCCACTGGGCGTCGCGAGCCGATCCTTGAAGGTTGGATGGGCATGCATTGATCTGCGGGAGCACTACCTGAAGGTAGGTGCGGTAGGCAAGGTCACCATTGCGAGAAATGGTGCATTGCACACGGCGACCGAAGTCGGCCTGTCCATTGAAAGTCTGCTCGATCGACTCCATGGCAAAGTTGGTGTGGCGGCGATAAGTTACTTTCCAGAAAGTTATTTGTGGGTTGCCCGTAAGATAAACATCTTGAGCACCGTAAGCTACTAATTGCATTAATCCTCCTCCCATAGTGTTATAATATTGCTAAAGAAAAAAAAATTATGGAAATGTTATTTTACCTTAATTATTAATTATACTATTTAAATCAAGATTGCTTACCATAAATCGTTTCAAATATGAATCAAGATAAACTTCTTTCTGACCATTATGAGGTTTGTTAAAAACATAACAATCCTTCTTCTTCTTAATGGTCCATCCATTTTCTAATGCATTAAATAAAAATGCCATTTTTTGCAGTTGAATGATACTAACTTTTAAATCTGATGCGGCATCAATGGTTGCCATTAATGTTGACTTAGAAAAGGGGCTACATTATTAAACTTATTTATTTATATATTTAATAATTAAAAAAGTAGTTATTATATGTATTATGCCTCATTTTAAACCAAAAGCTTCTAAAAAATTCAAAGTGAATAAGAAGATGGCTGCGACAATAGATAGCCAGCATCACGAAAAAATGGCTCAGTTTAACACGATACAACAAGTAAGAATCCCCAAGTTACGAAAACAAAGAATTGAACTACAGAGAAAACTCAACGCTAATTGTATAAAAATCGAGGACCGGCGCGATATAGAGGATCTTATGACTACTATAACAAAAGAAATCAAACAACATAAAAAAGCAAAAAAAGAATATTTGCTTAAAAACTCACGTTATATTTTTGATTATTTTGAAAAGAAAAGAGAGATATCAGAAGGAAATAGTAAAACGAAAATATTACATTCTTTCTTCAATAAAAATAAGAAAATAGCGGCGCCGACGCTAGATGTCATGAATGAAAATCAAAAATACTTGGAAGGAATAGATGAAAAATTTTTAAGCATAGATAATTATAAGCTAAATCATGAAGCGTGTCAGGCTTGCGGGGGTGAGCTCGTACCAGTGGATTATGAGGGTATATTAGTATGTAAGAATTGCGCAAGCCAGCAACCATATCTTATCGAACACGAAAAACCATCCTATAAAGAACCACCGAAGGAAGTATGTTTTTATGCATATAAAAGAATAAATCACTTTCGAGAGATATTGGCGCAGTTTCAGGCTAAAGAAACAACACAAATACCTTCTGAAGTTCTGGAAGATATAAAACAACAAATCAAAAAGGAAAGAATAGAGCTAAAACAAATGACAAATAAAAAAGCTAAAGATATACTAAAGAAGCTGGGATATAATAAGTATTATGAGCATATTCCTTTCATAAAAGATAAGTTAGGAATTAAGCCCCCTGTAATGTCGCAAAAATTAGAAGATATATTATGTAATTTATTTATGGAGATCCAGCGCCCATATGCTACACATTGTCCAGATGATCGAGTAAACTTTCTAAACTACTATTACGTTCTATATAAGATGTGCGAATTGTTAAATGAAACAGAATTTTTGGATTATTTTCCAATGCTTAAAGATCCTGTAAAACGTATTGAACAGGACGAAATTTGGAAAAAAATTTGTAAAGAATTAAAATGGGAATTCATCTCAACAATATGATAAAAAATATAATTTTTCTTATCATAATTCAAAATAGGAATGGTTCAATTAACGAGGAAATCCGACAAGGTTGCCGCCGATACCGAATCCGGCGCCAGTGCGCGCAGATACCGCCATGCTTGGCACGTAAGTGTCGAGAATGCTGAAGGTCGCAGCAGCAGTCAAGGCAATAAGAAGAACTTCGTCGAGGTTGAGAGAACGCTTAGGAATGGCATAAGCGGCAACAGCCACCATGAATCCTTCGACTAAATATTTAACGGCACGTTTGATAAGTTCACCCAAATCTAACATTTTATTCACTTCTTGAAGCATATTATAAATATTGGGAAGAAAAAAATATATTATGTTTTTCAAAACTTAAATATCATTTGTCTTATATGTAATATAATGTCTAAAGGTTATGAGAGAAGATTGCAATCCAATGGATCCGAGAATCCTAAATACACTGACTTATTGGAGGAAGATAAACCAATTGCCGGACAGAAATTTTCGTGTGTATCATTTGTATCACCTGAAAATATCTTGAAACAAAAAAATATCTATCTTTTTGAAGAGTTCCTAAAACATTTTGATTTGACTAAATCTATAGAAAAATTTACGCAGTTTTTAAATTTCGTGTCCTATAAGCATGATATAGGTTTTGAAGCTGTAATGACAGATTTTCAAGAATTCCTAAAAAGCGAAAAAGCTAAACTTACTGATACAAATGTTGCAGATGATTACAAAAACTTCCTAGATGCTAAAGAAGAACAACTAATCGAACAATTCAATATTATAAATAACTTCAAAACTAGTGTTCGAGGGCTAAAGATTCGCGGTTCTTATTCCACACAGCAAGAAGCCGAGCTTCGCGCTAAACTTCTGCGCGAAATAGACCCAAATCATGATGTGTATGTGGGACCTGTAGGTATGTGGATGCCGTGGGAACCCGAAGCCTATAAAACCGGGCGCGTCGAATATATGGAAGATGAACTTAATCAACTAATGAAAGAGAAAAATGCAAATGAAAAGCAGGCACGCAATGCTTTCGAAAAGCGCGTCAAAGAATCAAAACGCCGCGCCATCGAGGAGAATAAGAAAAAGGCCCTTGAAACAGGTAACAAATTAACACAAAATATTAACGAACAAGGTAATTTAGTAGGTGTGGCGGGGATGTCTACAATTGAGTCATCGTTGGGAACTGGCAATATAGTAAGTTCTGCAGATATTAGGCGCGAACTCTTTGAGGGTGAAAATATACGGACTAGCGACAAGCCTGACGCATTGAAGGAATTCAAGGAGCGTGAAGCGCGCGATAATCCAGTTTCTAATGTCAAGATTAATTTACCACCTATTACAGAAGAAACATCGGATGATAAAAACAAAAAAAATTGAAGTAATATATTGTTAAAAATTTAAATAAATCATACAAGTAATATACGTAATAAAATGAAAAAAGAGAAAAAGAAGAAAAAGAAGAAAAAGCGGTGTAACCATCCTGAATGTAAGAAGAAATTAACACTAACTGATACGGCATGTCGGTGTCAACAATGTTTTTGTGCTAAACATCGCCTTCCAGAACAACATAAATGCAATTTTAATTTTAAAAATGAAACCGAAGAGACATTTATGAAACGCGTTGGACTTGGCGGTGGAAAACCTTGTAAGATTGAAGTAATTTAAAGTCAATTATTATAATTAATATAATAATGGACAAAGCATTAGATGTAGACGCCTTTTATAATGAATGTACATTCCCTAAATCATTTTGGCATACAAATAATTCTATTTATGATGTAAATGTTCACTATAGAGGAAAAATAGTAGGAATGGTTTCATTTTCTAAAGGAAATACCCGATGGTGGGCACAAGAACAAAACGAAATTTGGAAAGAGTGGACGCCTACATTACCCGACTCTGAGGACATATTATTATATAAAATGCGACAAAGAAAGAAACTTATTTCTCGAATTATGCAGAAGGCTAAGGAAATAAGACAATTAAAATAATTACCATTTACTCTTCTTGACATTTATACGCGGACCTTTTTTCACTGCCGTGGGGTCATAGGCTTCATCTTCTTCATCAGAATTAACACCTTCCGACAGAGCCCAAAATTCTGCGGAACCTAACTTGAAGTCATCATGTGGGTCGGCTTTATACCAGAATATCTGATCCTCTAGCTTATTAGAACGAGCATTATTAGCAATAACTAAACATTCATAATTTTCAGTACACTGATCCATCACCTGACAGAAGGATTCAAAGGTAGGAAACATACCAGCATAATTTTCATAAATTCGTTTCCGATTATTAATATAGGGTTCCCGAAGAATAAAGGTATAGTCAATATTTGTTCGTAAATTAGGTGGAACCCCAAGAGGATATTGCATTGTAATTATTGTCATAATTTTCCAATGTCGCCCATTCATAAATAAGAGGCGCATCATCTTATCGCGAGCCCAACCATTATCCCATAAACAATCATCCAAAATGACAAAAGCACGCCCATCAATATTTGAACGCCCATAGGCCTCTATCTCCTTTTTAATTTGTTTGAGTACAATCTTTTGCCGCTTTAACACATTTTCAACGATAGCAGTATTATATTCATCATGAATAAACAGCTTTGGAACGTGCTTGGCATAAAAACCATTACCAGCCTCAGTGCCAGATATAACTGTTCCAATTGGAATGTCCTGATGATAGTATAATAAATCTCTAACTAAAAAACTCTTACCTGTATCACGACGACCAATAAAAACAACAACTGGACCCGACGTCTCATCAGGTTTAAATGAAATGCCCTTCATATCAAATTTTTTCAATTCTAAATTCATTATCTTTCATTTAGAATTTAAACCAACGTTAAATACGCAATATATTACAATTTTTTATCTTTGAATGTAGTATTATCTAATGTTTGAGATCAGTTATGTCAAAAATAAAAAGTCAGAAGTTCCGACAACTTTAGAAGGTATTACTAAAATGCAAAATTATATACCTATCTACCAAAACTTTTTTCGCTTATCAGAAACAAATTTTAACAATATAAATTTAAATAATCGCTTTCATGCTAGCCGATTTATAAAGAAAGAAACAGATAACAAGTGGATATGTCAAGTCAAAAGTGACACACAAGAAAAAAAAGTTCCTTCCTTCTTAAAATACTCACCCTTGATTGACCCTGTTAAGTATCTAGCGGGAAAATATAAGGGTATGGACATAGATATCCTGCCCTCTTTTAAAGGAAAAGAAGGGCACAAAAAAATTCGCGATGGCAATAACTCTGCATATGTAGATGGTTTCTTTTCTTTCCTATCTAGCCAAGTTCTTAATACACACCGATTTATACACGGAACTGATTTTTATGGGTCTTTCCTTGGTATCAAAAATAAGTTTAAATATAATATTATCGATGATTTAGAATTTTTGCATGAGTCTGATTTTTTTCGGAAAAATAAAGACGCTACCTTCCAACTAGAAGAGAATTATGAGGATTTCCTCGAAGACATACAGACACGCCATTATAGAAAACCATTAAAAATAACGGAAAGCATAAAATCATTACATACCGAACATCTAGATAATTCAATATTTAAAGATTTATTTAAGAAAAGCGCTGATATTTCTGGGGTACAAGATATCACAAAAAACCTTATCTTTACTATGGACATATCTACCAACGGAGTTACATCGCCCTGTAGCACCGCATCGAGCAAGAGTAGCGCCTGCTCATCGCGCTCTTCGCATACATCTCATAGCTCGGAAAGTTCAGGTGACTCGAGCGGAACAGAGTTTTGTGACGAGTCGTCGTCAATGGGAAGCCTTTCTATGTCTACATTATCGGATGATTGCATTAATGCAACATTATTTAATTTTCCTGTACAAATTATTTGTCTAGAAGCATTGGAGGGCACCCTAGATAGTATTATGCCAGATCTTAGAATGGAGGAGTGGCGATCTTGTTTTTTTCAGGTAATTATAATACTTCTTGTATACCAAAAATTATTTGATTTTACCCATAATGATCTTCATACTAATAATATCATGTATAAAAATACGGACGCCAAATTTCTTTTTTATTACTACAATGGAAAATATTATAAAGTACCAACTTTTGGCAAAGTGTATAAAATTATTGATTTTGGTCGAGCCATATATAAATTTAAGGGAAATATTATGTGTTCGGATAGTTTCCACATCAAGGGAGATGCCGCAACGCAATATAATTGTGAACCCTATCTTAATCCTAATAAACCACGTTTAGAGCCCAATAAAAGTTTCGACCTATGCCGACTTGGTTGTTCATTATTTGATTTTTTCTTTAATGATCCCCTTGAACAAATAGAATCAAATGTCGATCCTATTGCACAATTAATCAATAGATGGTGTAAGGATGATAAAGGTCGAAATATTCTATATAAAAAGAACGGCGATGAACGCTATCCCGAATTTAAACTCTATAAAATGATTGCCAGACACGTCCATCATTGTCCACCCCAAAAAGAAATAGAAAATACTATGTTTAATAAATATATTAGTAGTGGAAGAAAGGTAAACAAGAAGCGCGTCATTAACATAGACAAGCTTCCTACTTATGTTAAATAAATCATTTCATAATTTGTATAGTTTTCAAGAATAATATCTAAAATATCCCCAAAATCTTGTATAACTGCTTGCCATCCCTTATTAGCAAGATGTGACAAAATACGTGTAACTAAATCAAAATCAGCACTTGGCAAATCGACGGGTCTAAATATTTGATTGTCAAGAATAAGGCGGACCCTCTCCCACTCTACAAAACCTTTTTGATTGGGACACCACCACATATATTTGTATTCGGAGGGTGGTGGATATTTTTTAAAGAATTTTTCCATATCATGTTCAACATAGAGAGAATATGCTTTCGTGAGGATAATCTTCATTTCTTCGCTTATTGTAGTATATTCTGGCTGAGTAGATATAAAACTAAAATCACCTTTTTTATAAAGGATGTGTCCATGATCATTATCAGAAGTCATTTATTATTAAAATATTTGTAATAATAAATTCAATTTAATCAGAAATCAGGTTCATTTGTAAAAACCGCAGGAGTATACTTTCCAACATTTTTGAGAGGTCCTAGTTGATTCAACACAAAATCGCCTAATAAAACGCTTAAATAAACTAATAGCCCGTCACGCATTAGACGCTTCATTGGTTTATTTTCTTTTAGGATAAAGCGCATCTCCAAGAAAAGAAATAATACATATATAACTGCTATAATTGCGGCTTGAAGGAAATTTACCATTTAACGATACAAGACAAAATTTTATAGTCTTTTAACCGCATTATAGTGTCTCAATGTCAGCAAAGACCGATTCATCCAGAGGAGGCGATGACCGCGCCTTGGGTGAAGCAAGGACCTTTACACCAAGGTCCACATCAACCGCTCCCCCTATTTTTAGATTATCTTCCCCGTCCTCCTCCTCCTCCTCCTCCTTTCGCTGTGCATTGCGGATAGCGCTTATTTTTTCGAGCGTTTGAATATCTTTTGGAGCAGTGATCATTTCCGCCTTTTTTGTATCCCCATCATAATGTCTATCAACATTATTAAAGGTCAAGCCTTTTGAGTCAGTAATGGGCGCGGCGGCGGGTGACGCAGCCGGTACTGCGGGTGGTACTGCCACGGGTAACGCAGTCGATACTGCGACCGGTGCTGCAACGACAACGGGTGCTGCCAGCGGCGGGATCTTGCTAGTAACTGGGGTTTCAACATTAATTGTAGTTTCCGCTTTATCATTCATGGGTTTTGCCGAGCTCGCCCCGACTACTGGAACCACTGCTCGAGCAGGCGCTGTAGATTCCTCCTTCTGATCTACCAACTTCGGGTCCGCGTCGGTCTTTTTAACGGCGACGACCGGAGGGGTACTAACAGAAGCACCAGGCAATTCCGTAGTTCCAGTCATTTTTTCTTCAATGTTTGCGCCTGATACATCCGACATTTTTGCGCTTATCACTTCCTCGATAATCTCCTCCTCCACGCTCTCATCCATATATGCACGTAAAATATGCTCAACAGGCATATTGTCGCGAATAACATTCAAAATACATTCTTTGCAAATAGTCTCGCATTCACGCATATTTTTCTGATATTCTAAAGGTGCAACCTTTTGCTCAAATAAATAAACACTTGCATAAAATTTACGGGCACATTTAATATAAACCTTATGGATAAAGTCACTCAACTTAGGTATATCTAACTCAATCTTTTTCTGACGTTGACTTACTCGAATACTAGTCAAAATTTTCAATTGCGTAATATGTACACAGGTTAATAGATCTTCTAAATATACACACTTACTTTTTATACTTATGCGGGCGGTTTCCTCGTCTATAATTGTTTGGTTCCACTTTGTCACCCGCGATAAGAAGTTTTGAAAAGTCATTAGATACTTCTGTTCCTCACCATTTGTCATACATAGTTCCCAAGCTTCCTTAAGGATAGACTTTATACCTTCAAGAACAAGAGGGTATAATATTGTGACCAAGCGCAAAGAATATTCATTTTTGGCTTCTGATAAGACCGAAACATTATAATCGTCCATTTACATTATTTTAATATTTTCTAAATCATAGTTAGGACGCATAAAAATAAAATAAATAATTAAAAACATTAGTAATTTCTCATTGCGAAATTCCATACGAATACGATCAAAGAAAACCAAAAAAAAATATCTATTATTAATATTAACAAAATGTGTCTCTATTACATCTAAAAGATCAAGAGCATTATACCCCTTTTCATATAATTGTAATGCCAGAGTATAACATTTTGACAAAGTACACGATTCCTGTACTTTTACAAGCCTTTTGATCAACCTAGTATTATTTTTTTTTATATCATAGTCCCTTAAATGCAAATTGACTTTATGACCATTCACACGCAGCAGCGGAACATAGATATTACAAAAACGCGATTGTATAGGCCTCAATAACTTATTTTTATCTTTTACAACAATAAAAAATCTGGTAGTATGACTAAATTGTTCTATACATCTACGTAACGCAGATTGGGCATCGGTAGTTAGCTTTTCAGCATTCAGTAATACAATACTCTTAAAGAACAATCCACGCTTATTTTGAATATTAGTCTTTGCAAAAAATTTTAATTGATCGCGAATAAAGCGAATACCTTTCCCATGCGCACAATCTACATACATCACATAACGCTTAATTTTTTCATATTCATTGTCATAAATACGATTAATGAAAAAGTATAATAAATGTCGCTTTCCGCTACCTAGTGGCCCATGAAAAATAATATGAGGTATTTTTTTATTTTCGACCATCTTGACTAATTTTTTTTTTAAGAATGCATGTATTTCCATTACACATTAAAAGCTATTGTTTTTAATTAAAAAATTAATAAAAACAATAATTAGGCGTTGCTATGTAAGGAGTGTGTAAATGGATTGCAGCGGTAGGCATCTAAGATACCGGGATCTGTCCGCTGGCAATTAATGCCTTGTGGTAGTGGTGGAAGGTGACTCATGTTGCCGTAGGTTTCGGATCCCACGCCCACCTCGCCGTATTGTCCTGGATTTAGTTGGCGGTTTAGTCTATCTTTATCAACCTTATTTACTTGAATATTTTGCGTCCCTTCAAAGAGCTCCATATTGCCCATTGCTAAGGCATTTCCGCGCGGCGCATTGGCAATATCTGATTTATTCGGATTAATGGTAGCATTGTAGGCAGCATTATATACTGGTGCGTTGGAGGTGCCTTCAGTATTACCGGCATTGCCGGAATATGGGCAACTAGTATCATCCCGCTGCTGTGACACAGGTTGTTGCTCCGATGTTTGATATCCGCCGCCTGCGCGCTGGTTATTGATATTCATTGGGAATGGGTTAACTTCGGTTGTTTCTCTCGTCGTGGTCCGCGTAACATCAGCTGGGTTATATACATACATTTCGGATGGTCCAGCCATATTCCCTGTCGGTCTCATATTGCCGATTACATTTTCTTTTCGCGATGGGCGTAAGATATCTAATAAAGGTGCAACAACAGCGCCTATAACACTTCCGGCGACACCATTAAAACGTCCGCCGCGCTCAGATGTAAAGTTTCTCTCATTAACTGGCAAATCATATCCCTTTTTGCCGTAATCACACGGAGTAGCTGTCTTCTCCTCACATGCGCCCCAATGCCCTGCGGCATCAGCGGGTCCAGTATTTTCGGTTCCCAAGATTTTGCGGTGTGCTTGCTGATACATTCCGCGAATCCGCACACCATCGCCTTCTCTCGCTCCATCTCCAAAATATTCCCGGGTAGTTCCAGGTCGACTAACTGGTTGCAAGATGGTTTTGCTTCGCACTGTAGGAGCCTTTGCGCCTACAGGAGTAGTGAAATATCTCTCAGGACTATTGATATAGTATGTATCCGGCAAATGTTTCTCTACTTTCCCGATGAGCCCACGATTTTGAACTGTGGTGCCCCCACCTAATGTCACCCCTTCATATGTCACTTTTGGATTGGTTTTGATACGCAACTCGTCCACTGTCTTAGAGATCCATTTGTCGCGCGCCTCCATGCCCGCGTTAAAACCACCACTGCCTGCTGTTGTATATCCTTTATTTAAGCCTGGTCCCACATTTTGTGTCTCAAAAGGTTTGACATTTGACATGTTCCTTGATGGATTGACACGAGATTGAAAAAAATCGCTCGTATTCGGTGTTCCGTGCGCCCACCCCATGTTTTTCTGCGGTTTGAACAAAGGTGCTTGACCCTTTTTACAAATATTTTGTGAACCAGCCCCCTGCATACTATCCAAAATACTTTCATTGCCATCCAAATTTGCCGTTCTCTGTCGTACATGAGATCCAAAAAAAGGCACCATATTATTATGCTTGAGTTCCTTAGCAGTTACCCGCTCGCCCGTTAATGAGTGAAAGACAGCCGCCTTTTTGGTTAATCCTTTATTAATCGCCTTCTCATAAGAATCCTGCTGATAATATTTATCTGTGGCTGCATTAGGATTTTGATAGTAATTAACATTGTCTCCTAATTCACCATAAGTTTGGACCGGATAATTGACCGGTGGAATATATGTATTCGGTAATTCTTGCTCTTTTTTCGCTTCACGCTCTTCAAAATTCTCTCTATTTTTTTGATTTGATATTACATACAATGCTCCTAATGCTACAACTGGGATTGCGATTTCCATTATATATTTAGTAATATATAATAATTACTAAATATTATCTGAATAACGGGCATGGTAGTTTGGTAACATGGTAATCTTTCTCTAAGAGTCGGGTATCTAAGTTGTTTTGGAAATCCATGCACACATTTTCTTGTGGATTTAGAATGAGTGGCCACCAATCGACTTGTTCTAAATCCCTATACATAAAGGCAGGATGTGTGACTCGTGATTGTTCCGTGAAGGGTTTGCAGTTCGAGTAGTTTACCTTGTTTGATTTGACAACTCCAGCAGCAGGATACTCTTTTTCTATACAATCTTTGGTGAGTGGTCGTGTAATTCCCAATAAATCGCTATCAATGTCGATAGGATGTCCCCCGGGCACGGATCGCAAATTAGCGCCCCATTTTTGCAATCGAATATAGGGTCCCTCCATAAAGCAGGGGGTGCATCCGGGACCAGGTGCATCCAACATATACCTTCCCGGTCCTGTAGACTCTTGAAGGATCTTAGCAGTTCTACAAGGGTCATAATTAAATCTAGTAAAAGCCATTATAATAATAATAGATTATATTTTATATTAAAAGTTTTAAATAAAGATCTTACAATGGAAATAACCATAACCGAGAAAAAAGCCGCCACTACCATTTGCTTAAATATGATTGTAAAAAACGAAAGTAAGATCATCGTGCGCCTTTTTGATAGCGTATTATCTATCATTGATTGCTATTGCATCTGCGATACAGGTAGTACCGATAATACCAAAGAAATTATCACAAATTATTTTAATGAAAAGAATATTACTGGTAAGATAATAGATCGCCCCTTCAAAAATTTCGGATATAACAGAACAGAAGCCCTGAAGGCTGCGCGAGGAATGGCAACATATATCTTATTACTCGATGCCGATATGAAACTCATAATCAAACCAGATTTTGATAAAAATAAACTCAGTGTCCCAGTCTATAACATACAACAAGGACACGCTGCCTTCAAATACTATAATACACGTCTTGTAAGCGGTTCTCTCGACGTGAAGTGTGTTGGTCCCACCCACGAATACTATGATTTGCCTAAGGGGACATCGCAAGCGCGCTTAGATAGTTTATTTATTAATGATATAGGTGACGGAGGTTGTAAAGATAACAAGTTCTCGAGAGATATTCGTTTGTTAAAAGAGGGGTTGGTGAGTGAACCTAAGAATGGGCGGTATCATTTCTATTTGGCAAATAGTTATTATAATACTAATCAAATTGATGAGGCTATCCAATCATATAAAAAACGGATTGAAATAAATGATTGGGTTGAAGAGTGTTGGTATTCATATTATCGCTTAGGTCTTTGTTATCAGAGAAAGGGAAAACATGCAGAGGCGCTAGCGGCATGGCTAGATGGATATAATTTTTATCCACTAAGAGCAGAAAATATATATGAAATGGTGAAGCACTATCGACTAGCAGCAAAAAATAAATTAGCATATCACTTCTATAAACTTGGAAAAAGTATCCCATTGCCAAATAGCAATGTTCTCTTTTTACATTGTGATGTCTATGATTATCTTTTTGATTATGAGCTCAGCATTTTTGCATACTATCTTAAACCACGTCCAAACATTCTCTCAAATTTTATGAATATATTCAATACACCCAATAATCAAGATATGAATCATCTTCTTTCAAATTATCAATTCTATTGCAAAAAAATAAGTCCGCAAACACAACATAATCTCGCTTCTAAATTGGGAGATCTATGTCCAGGATTCACAAGTAGCACCCCATCTATTCTTCGACAGGGAGAGAACTATGTTCTTAATGTACGATATGTTGATTATAAATTGCAGAGAAGCGGGGATTATGTATACAAGGATGGATCAAACGTGCATACACGAAATGCTTATGTATTAATGGATAAGAACTTTAACATTAGAGAGAAGAAGCTATTTGATTCTGTATTTGATTATTCATGTCGCATTCGAGGAGTCGAGGATGTTAGAATAGTAAGTCACGGAGAGAAAATACATTATATGGGAACATACCAAATCCCTGAAACCTTTAAATTATGTATATGTTTTGGTGAATATAATAAGGATAAATCACGCTTGTCGTTTAATTGTTTTGAATCACCAAAGAATAATGATTGTGAGAAGAATTGGGCGCTGTTCAGTCATAAAAATGATCTTAAGTTTATTTATCATTGGAATCCATTGACCATTGGACGTATCATAGATGCGTCCACATCCGAGTTCATTGAAGTGGAAGAGCAAGGACCGCCAATCTTTAAATATTTTCGCGGTTCTACCAATGGTTGTTATTACAAGAATGAATATTGGTTTATCACGCATATCGTTCATCATTCTAAACCGCGACACTACTATCATTGTATGGTAGTGTTGGATGGAGAGACGTTGAAATATAAACGACATTCTAGATTTTTTACTTTTGATAGAGAATGTGTGGAATTCTGCCTTGGATTAATAATTGAAGATGAGCGCATCATCACAACGCATAGTAATTGGGATTCGACATCTAAATTATACGTGTACAATAAAGAAACATTGTTGAAAGACCTCTTTGAATTTTAAGCTGTTGTATATTTATAACTAAAAATAAATATATAAAATTGATTGTTGACATAAAGTTAATACGGATAATAAATGACCGAATACAAAATACAGAAACCATTCTTAAAATGGGTTGGAGGAAAAACTCAAATTATCAAAGATATTATTTCAAAAATACCATCAGAAATAAATAATTATCATGAACTATTCTTGGGAGGAGGCAGTGTTTTACTAGCCGTTCTATCATTACAGAAACAAAAGAAAATTGTAATTAAAAATAAAGTATATGCTTATGATTTAAATCTTACACTTATTAATACATTTCGACAAATTCAAAATAATTATAAAGTCGTTGTTGTTGAGGTTTTAAAATTAAAGGAAGAATTTAAAAATATAGAAATTAATACATTAAAACAACGCGGAGCTCCAAAAGATATTAATGAATCTAATTATAAAAATACTAGAGAACATTACTATTATTGGATTCGTAGTAAATTTAATAATTGTGTTAAAACTACTTTAGAATCCGCTGTATATTTTATATTTTTAAACAAAACAGGTTTTCGCGGAATGTATCGGGAAGGAAATAACGGGTTTAACATTCCGTACGGATTAAAAGATCGCAAAACTATTCCTGGTATTATAGATGAAAATGAAATTAAAAAAGTTAGTGAACTTATTCAAAATGTTAAATTTATACATTGTGATTTTACTTCTTCAATTAAAAATGTCAAAGATGGGGATTTTGTATATTTAGACCCACCATATGCTCCAGTAAATAAAAAATCTTTTGTAGGTTATGTCGCCGATGGATTTAATTTAGAAATGCACAAACTGCTTTTTAGTGAAATAAAAAAATTAGGAGAAATAAAATTTGTAATGAGTAATGCAAAAGTAGATTTAGTAACTGAAAATTTTCAAGAATACAATTGCGAAGATATTATAGCAAGACGAGCAATTAATTCTAAGAAACCTGGTTCAACAACAACAGAAGTTATTATTTATAATTAATATTGATATCTAAAATATGCTACTTGCTTAATAGCCATCATTTTTAAGTGGTCCGTCCATTCAAATTTATGAATATGAATCATTTTTTGTTTGTCTTTATAAATAAATAAACACATAATTTTTTTCCCAGATGCTGTAGCTTTGTCATATACTTCCCTATATGGATAGTACAATTGGCGAATATTAAAACTTCTAACATCAATCGATTTAATCTCAATAATACAAACGCCATTCTCGGATTCATAACAAGCATCTGTCTCATATTGCGAGCCGTTAATTTCGATTTCAGTATTTTCCAAAGTTGCTTTAAAATGACAATAATGCCTGCCACCAAGCAATGGACCATATATGATTTTCTCTCCTATCAATTTGTCACTCTCCAAAATTCCATCATATCGCAGATTGTCTAACAAGCTTGTTTCACTATTACCTATATCTAGAAGACAACTTTTATGTATTTTTTTTATTTTAATGGTCTCGGTCCCGGGTGTTTTATGCAATGGAACGTAAATATTTTTCTTGGTTAATATATAATGTCCATTTTTTATCGATAGTATACATATTCCATGTTTTTTAAAAATATGAGGGCGTGATTCTGCTGTATCTTGCTTACACAAGTTACGAGGCTCAAATTGGTAGGGCGTCCCGTTCCAAGTGGTTCTCGCAGCTTTTATTTCGGCGCTAGTAATTTTACGTTCCTCACATTTCGGATCAAAATCAATCTGTTTTAATATATGCTCCCATCTCAGATCCATTTGACTTTTTTTTACTTTTATTTCCTTTTTTATTTTTTTGATTGGAACGGAAGGAGGCGATTTGTCTATAATGTTCATCGTGTTAGAGTTATTGTCTCCAATAAAGTATTTTATTTAATTCAATTTTTATAATTAGTTAAAATATAATGCCTACACATAAAGTAGTGATTATAAATTATTAGCAGTTAAATACTATTTATCTCATTCTAAAATCAAGTGCAAACTTGTAAAATATTTGGATGTTCTTTAAAATCGTTCTATATCTACATATGCCCCAATTAAACCAGTGGGGGAGGTCAGGGACGCGTCGAATAGCACTTCTATGGATATCATTTCTGTGTGTGTGCCGACCCCTGTGCCAGAACCAGTGCTTGGGGTGGCGTTGAGCGCGGAGGGTGTATTGGAGGTCGCGGGGACGAGCAGGGGCGTATGATCCGTCATATTCGCGCCGGCGCCGCCGCCAATGGCTCCCGTATTCATCACACGGTTCGTTTGAACCCACAGCCGCCCGCTGAAGGCGATGGCGACGGTCGGCTCGGTTAGTATATTTACTGTTCCACCGGCTGGCAAACGAAAACCTACAGGCATCATTCTAGATGCAGTGTATGGACCGGCAGTATTATACGCAATTGCCGGTCGCCCGGTGGAGGGAAACCTGTATAATCCTCGACCCATAAAATCGGTAAAGGTAAAGTACAACCTTTCAGAATTACCACAATTTCCATCTTGCCAATCCGCGCCGCCTACACTGCTGGCTCTTGCTAAGCCTTGTCCCATAGTAGGTATTATTGTATTACCACTAATTATTTTACCACCACCATAAGTTTGAATTTTTCCAGAAGGATCAGCAGCATTGGTATAAATATTGCCTTTTATATTTATAAAATCTCCTTCCCATTGTCCAACTTGGTAATTAGGTACAAAACTTGCGGACCCACACCCCAGCACTGCGATTCCATCAACAGCTATTACTGGACCGGGTCCAATAGCCGTAAAAGGGGCGGGCGCCGGGAGGAGCTGGGATATGGGTTGAAGATAGATACCCGCCGAGGGATCAGTCAAAAAAGATATACTCGGCGCAGCCGCACTGCCTAATATGCTTCCGCCGAATAATATTTGATTTCCCGAAACTTCAGCGAGTGGCGTTCCAACTAATTGCGTTGGTGTATTAAAAAAAGCCATTTGATTAGGTATTCCAGAAAGATCCGTGCTACCGGCGGGTCCTGTAGGTCCTGTTAATCCGCCAAATGACACATTATCATTAAAAATTCGGAACCAAAATGCAGCCTCACTATTGACTGTCGCCCCAATAGTAAATATTCCAGCTACAAAATCACCACCAGCTTGTCTCACCACCGAATATGCAACATTATAATCAGTATGATACCCCATAAACAAGCTGCCAGAGGTATTATCAGCACCAATTATTGCCCAATATTGAGTATTTGCACTTAAATCAATAGGTGAACTGAATGCGATATCATTATATCTAAGTTGAGGATTTGTTAAACCTGAAAAAGTTATAAAACCGCTTCCTAATGGTGCCCCTAATGCGGGGGTACCCGGTTGACCTGGTGCATTACTACAAATAGCAACTCCCAAAGTTCCGGTATAGGCAGCAGTCGAAGACTGAGTTGTAAATACAACCATATTTGTATAAGTGGCTGTTGTAGGGGCGAAAAATTGCACACAATATATAGTTTGGTCGCCGAGGTTGCTCTGGTTCAATGTAATATCCAAATTCCATGGTTCATAAGGAATTGCGGCAAATGCAGAATCAGCATTTGGTGGTCCAGCGGGTCCAGGTGGACCTGTCGGTCCGCCGGGAGGGCCTGCCGGTCCGACAGGCCCAACGGGTCCAGTAGCAAAACTACTCTCCCAATTATAAATTCGGAACCAACATGAATACTCACTATCGACTGTCGCCCCAATAGTAAATATTCCAGCTATAAAATCACCAGCCCCTTGTCTCACCACCGAATTCGGCGAGTGATAATCAGCATGAAATCCTGTATACAACGTGCCAGAGGTGTTATTAGCACCAAATACTGCCCAATATTGAGTATTTGCACTTAAATCAATAGGTGAACTGAATGAGATATCACTATATCTTTCTTTAGGATTTGTTAAACCTGAAAAAGTTATAAAACCGCTTCCTAATGGTGCCCCTACTGCGGGGGTACCCGGTTGACCTGGTGTATTACTACAAATAGCAACTCCCAAAGTTCCGGTATAGGCAGCAGACGAAGAAGTAGTTGTTAATAAAACCATATTTGTATACGAGGCTGTTGCAGGGGCGAAAAATTGTATACAATATGCTGTTTGATTGACCAAGTTCAACTCGGTGAGTGTGATAGATACATTCCACGGCTCATAAGGAATTGCGCCATTTCCGGAACCATCGCCGCCACTTCCTCCGGTCCCCCATTCGACTCCGCCAAATCCATCGCCCTTTGCTTGCACAACCTGTCCTGCAGTTCCTTCAATGCCACCAATGATGAGTTTTTCTGACGTTAAATCAAAGGAATACGGATAGGCTACCCCCGACAGAGGTCCAGAATTACAAGTAACGATCGAGGTGCCGCCGGACCGGAGGCGTAGCGGCGCGCCGTCGGGCCACGAAGTAGTGGCGCCAGAATTTATATATGAATACGGCGTGGCGAATCCAAAAAGTAGGGCAAAATCTAACGCCCCGCTGTTAGTTCTTTTTATTCTTACTGCATCACCATTTGCTGGCCGATGAATATCCAACAGATATTCTGGATTCGCCGTACCGATCCCCACATTTCCACTCTGATCCACAACAAGTGCAGAAGATGTATCTATTACATTAATTTTAAAAACTTCATTGGTTGAAATATCAAAAGAACCACCGGGACCTATAAAAGTTCCATCGCAAAAATGTAGCCCACTTATATCAATAATAGTATTGCAAGATAAATCTATTCCTACGCTATTGTGACCACAAAAGCTTATATAGCTAACATCTGTGATCGAATTACAGGATACATCCAAAGGATCGACCCAAGACAAATTGCCAAAACCATCAGTCTTTAATACTTCATTGCCAAGTCCATCGCTGCTTGGCAATTTCCATACTATATTAGCCGGAATTGAATCTGGTGCTTTAAAACCCACATAATTTGTACCACCTCCTGATCTTTCCATAAATTGTAATTCTCCAGTATCTGCATTGCCTACAGGGGCAATTCGGATAGCCCCTTGCGTTTTTGCGCCGCCACCGCCCCGATTATTTGAAGGATCAATAAAGAGAGAAACTCCCGGAATTGGGACATTACCCATCCCTATCTCAGCCCCTGAATAATCAATAATGGCGCCGTTCGGAGATTGCCCGGCAATATGAAATCCACTTATATAATTTGGTTCTTCGTTTTTAAAATCGAAGGACAACATATTTTCTACCCCCCCTGTATATGCATCTCCTTTCGCAACTATATGCCATCCTTTGGTTGTATTACTAAATGAAGGGGCTGTAAATGTTCCTTTTGTCAATAGATTAATAGCACTTTGATATGCAGGATTACCACTCGCATCACCACCTATAGATATATAGGGACCGGTCTCTCCACTCACCCCTCTTCCCTTAAAGTATAAATAGGATGGGATAGACCCATGGGGGAGACTAGTATCTGTGCCTAATAAAATATTACCACTCTGATCTACCACCAACGCATTGGAGGCATCCATGACATTAATCTTAAGTACCTCATTGGTAGAAATATCAAAGGAATTTCCTGGACCAATATACGTTCCATCGCAAAAAGTAATAGAACTTACGTCTATGATAGGATTGCAGGATAAGTCTAAAGGCACCGATCCAGCCTGACCATATGTGACTTCACCAGTAGAGGGCGTATAATACAATACATTATTGCTAACATCATTTCGAATAGGTTTTATAAATAATCGCGATGGACCGATAGCATTATCCAAGGACAAACCTGTTGCATTGATTATAATACTATTGTCACAAATATCATTCGCTCCTGCTCTTGCGCCTAAGGCAATAGAATATTCACCTTGTTCCCTAGTTGTTTGGGATGTGCCTGTGTTATATCCTATAGAAATAGATCCTTCTCGTTGGGACATAATTCCATTACTTTGGTATCCAATAGCGATTGTGTAATCACCAATAAAGGAGGCGCCAGCTTGATGTCCGATTGCAATATTTCCATTTTTGTCCGGTCCGCCTGCAAAAGCTGTATTTCTGCCTATACATATGCGGCTGGATCCTGTTGCCGCCGAATTTCCTGCAATATTCCCAATGCTAATATTCTCCAAGCCTGTTCCTGTATGCGTGTCATTTCCTATAGCTATATTATTTGATCCATCATTACCAGCTCCTTGCCCAATAACAATATTCGGGTCTATGGCAATTCCTGCAGCCACAGTATCAATAATAATATCGTCGCAGAAAGTAACCCGACTTACATCTATAATAGGATTACAGGATAAGTCTAAACCGCCCGATATATCGAAAGGTGGACCTGTAGGTCCGGGTCCTCCTGTAGGTCCTGTAGGTCCTGTAGGTCCTGTAGGTCCTGTACAACAAGGTCCTGTTGGGCCCGTTGTTCCTGTTGGACCTGTAGGTCCCGTTAATCCTGTTGGTCCGGGTCCTCCTGTAGGTCCTGTAGGTCCTGTACAACAAGGTCCTGTTGGACCCGTTGTTCCTGTTGGACCCTCTGATCCCGATACCACATAGCCAATATAATATAATAAACCTGGTATTGCTGGTGCAGCAGGTAGACCAGTAATAGGACCACTTATATAGCTTAGAGTCGCCTGCTGCACATTAACCAATATAGTTGTGAAAATGGAAACCAATGAAAAATAACCAACCATTGCTGGGTTACAAACTTCTCTTATAGTTATAATATCACCAACCTTTGTATCTGTTAACCATGTTAACATATCATTCGTATTAAAATCAAATTGATTAATAATTATGGCGTTGCCTGTGACATTAATATAAAATTCCCCAAAAGCAGGCGCTAGTCCTGTGGTTCGGGCCCTCCACCGCGAAGAGTTTCCATCGTATCCACACAATCCTGTAGGTCCTGTAGGTCCTGTACAACAAGGTCCTGTTGGACCCGTTAGTCCCGTTGGTCCTGTGGGACCATCGTGTGTCATAATAACACACCAAATTCGCACTTCACCTGTTAGTGTCCCTACGCCTTCATACCATGTACCACCGATAAAGAACTGCGAAGGACCTGCAACGGCGGCAAGACTTCCTGTATAAATAACATAGTTATTTGGATAACCATTGTTCCTTCTCTCTAATAGAAGAGCCGAGCCGGCTGGAATAGCATTAATTTCTGCAGATCGATCAATACCCGCAGAATCGTCTATATATAAATCGAAACCAATTGTTGTTGAATTTGTGCAGTCCAGAGAATAGGCGCTCCCTCCGGTGAGTACTAAAGCATATTCACCATCAGCGTTGACGGAAGGTGGAATACTCCCTGCCACACCAACATCATATTCGCCATCAATAAAGATGGCGCAAAAGGGTTTGGCTTGCGGTCCGGTAGGTCCTGTACAACAAGGTCCGGTAGGTCCTGTACAACAAGGTCCAGTTTGTCCGATAGACCCTGTAGGTCCTGTAATGCCTGTTGGACCAGTATCGCCGTCCACTCCATTGTGACCTGTCGGTCCCGTGGGACCTGGTGCGCCTGTAGGTCCTGTGCAACAAGGTCCGGTCGGTCCTGTTACACCAGTTACACCAGTTGCTCCCGTAATCCCCGGCGCCCCGGTTACTCCTGGTGCGCCTGTAGGTCCTGTGCAACAAGGTCCGGTCGGTCCTGTTAGTCCTGTTGCGCCTGTAGCCCCTGTGCAACAAGGACCGGTCGGTCCTGTCGGACCCGGTCGACAAGCATAAACATTGATAGTACCGGAAATATCTCCTATGCCCGCAAGATTAGCTATAGAGGCAAATCTTATCCCCACCCCCCCAAGAAAGACGGCAATTCCGGTAGTAGTATATTTAATATAATTATATGGGTATCCATTAGCAGCAGTTTCAATTAAAATTGTGGTCCCAACAGGAAATAGAGCATTTATAGTCCCCTGAGAATTAAATGACAGGTTTCCTGCACTATCTAGTTTGCTAATCTCAACTTTCTGGCTTGTTCCTGCTACCCATGTCGCCGCATTTGAAATATAATTGACGCCTTCAAATAGAATATATTCTCCATTACCTACGGGACCAGCAGAACCCTTATTTATATCATATTCTCCATTTACCCAAATCGATGGACAATTAATAAAAGCAGGACCAGTAGGTCCCGCGGGACCTGTGTTTCCTGTAAAACCGGTTGGTCCCGTGGAACCTGTTGTTCCTGTTGCGCCTGTAAAACCAGTTGGTCCCGTGGAACCTGTATTACCTGTTGGTCCTGTGGGACCCATTGTCCCCGTGGAACCTGTTGTTCCTGTTGCGCCTGTAAAACCAGTTGGTCCCGTGGAACCCATATAACCGGTTGGCCCTGTACAACAAGGTCCGGTTGGTCCGGTT